CATTTATAACAAATTTGGTCTAGAGCCGTTTTTCAAAAAGGTTAGTTTTGGAATGAGAATGACGTATGTGACTGCAGCGCCAAAAATTGTTGAGGACACAGACCTAGGTTCGTTCATGAAATCTGATGCCTCGCTAATCGGAGGATACCAAAGTTTAACTCTAGGAAAAGACAGTAGTTTGAAAGACGTAAAATCTTTTTACAATTATCGACCTTATTATATAGCCGGCGACTCGGATACGTCAGATCCGAAGCTGCTGCGAGAATTACAAATACCAATTGTAGAGATAGAAAAAGAAATTCGAACTATAGAGAACACGGGCCAGTTTACTGTCGGCGAAAGTGATGTCTTTCCCCTGTCTTTGCTGGGTACGTGGAACAGCGGAACTGAAAATTTGTCTGCAGGCGCTACATTGAAAGAGCTTTTAGAAAACAAAGAAGCAGTAGAGCCTCTAGTAAACAATATGCATCAATTCTTTTACAATAATCTAGCTAACACTATGTTGGGAGAGGTCAAGCAGACAGCAGAATTCAAATTAATGTTTGATTATCTTTTTCCCATGAGAAGATATATGGCATTAGCTACCATGGTTGCCGCAGANGGNCTCTCTAGATTCATACCAGAACCNACTGATGTTTTACAAGAAACTAAAAGTTCTATGCAAGTCATTATTGATACTATTGTTTCTTCTACAGATTACAAAAACGTACCAGACCCCATTGCTAATATGCTAGCTAACAGCATGATGCGCTCTGAGGCTGGAACTTCTGGAAAAGAACCAGACATGACAAAGGAAATTCTAAGAATTGTCTTGACAACACCGCTATTAGTTTTGAAAGGCTTCGTAGAAGTAACAGATCCCGCTGTTATAACTGCGAAGAAAATTATAGATATTGCAAACGCAATTCAGCTAGCAACAATAACAGCGATAAAACAAGGGGTTCGAGCTGCATTGCAGGTAATTCAGGCGGGAATTGATGCAGCGAACCAAATCATACAGCAAGTCGAAATACAGCTTTCTGTAGGGGTTGGGTTTGCACAAGCTGCAATTGCAACGTTGCCGAAGGTAATAGTCCCGGGATCTCCCGCAAGCACAGAATTAGTCCCGGCCCAGCCGGCGCTTGAGGCCGGCGGCGTGATTAAAAATGAAACAGGAGGACCCTTAAACATAGAGATATCTAAGGACGGCGAACCTCATGTTATTCATATTCCTATTGGCGAAAAATATATTCTACAGTCCGGAGAGAGTCGAGGCGGCACTCCGGAGACGGAAAAAACTATCCCGGCTGTGCCTGGTGGAGAAATAGATCTTGCTAGTCTCGTAAACATCGATGCGAGCGATGCAGATATTAGAAACTGGGTTTTTGAGATAGAAGATCCACCATCTTTTGGCGGAGACGAAGAGGCAGAAAAGCAATGGAAATCGTTTAAAACTGAGTTTTTAAGACTAAAAGGCCTAAGAGATGATTACATAACTGCAAAAGACAAGGTCGACCCGGAAAAACCTGGAAACTTAATTAAAAAAAGAGACGACCTAAAAAAAGAATCGGATGTTATCATTAGAAAAGCAGAAAACACCATGAAAGACGTGTTTACTTCGCCGTACTTACTGCCTGGAATGTGGGCAGCCCTATTCCCTTCTATTATACCTTATGGAGGGGGCATTCATCCATACCCCATGCCGCCGCCATCAATCAGTACTGTTCCTGGTATGATTTATCTTGCGCTACTATTTATAGATGCGATAGAAGAAAAGATGCACGACGACCAGCAAAAACTGGGTGATCCAAAATGTGAAGATCAATTGTAGGAGATTAAATTATGAGCGGAATTGGGCCAAGACTACCTTTGTTTAGAGACGAAAACTTTGGTAATTATGCTCTTATCACAAGCTATAAGGACGAAATAAAACAAAATTTTAAGAATCTTCTACTGACAGCTCCGGGCGAGCGCATGATGAACCCTGACTTTGGCGTGGGCCTTCGAAATTTTTTGTTTTTACCTCGTGAAGCCGCTATTTCGGCCATAAGACAAAGGGTAGAAGGGCAAGTTTCTAGATATATGCCGTTTATAAGAATTAACAAATTACAATTTAATCATGGTTTAGATCCCGCAATCGCGACAGATATGAACGTGCTGACAATATTAATAGAATATGATGTTCCGAGCTTAAACATCACAACATCGTTGACTTTNCAGTCTGAGGAAATTAATTAAGAATGTCTAAAAAAGATAAAAAATTAATCAAATATACAAGTAGAGAATTTAGCACAATTAAACAAGACTTAGTTGACTACGCAAAAAGATACTACCCGGACATTTACAAGGATTTTTCCGAAGCTTCTTTTGGATCTTTGATGCTCGATACAGTAGCTTATGTGGGCGATGTGCTTTCTTTTTATCTAGATTACCAAACAAATGAGTCTTTTCTAGACACCGCAGTAGAGTATGACAATATTTTAAGACTTGGCGAGCAAGTTGGTTATAAACAGCCCTTAANATCAAATTCTTTTGGCGTCGTATCCATTTTTGCTCTCGCACCAGTAGAGCTAGTTGGCACCGGCCCAGATACAAATTATCTACCGGTCTTGTCAAAAGGAACAAAATTCTCTACTGCTTCTGGTCAAGTTTTTACCTTAATAGATGACGTCGACTTTGCCAATCCAGACAACGAAATTGTTGTAGCGACTTCAAATGAACAAGACGGTAAGCCAACAGCTTTTGCTGTAAAGACTCGCGGTAGAGTAATATCAGGCGAAGTAAGCAGCGAGACAGTTAATGTTGGCGCTTTCACAAGATTTTTAACAATTCCTTTGGCGGATCCAAATATAACTGAAATTGTTTCCATAACAGACTCAGAAGGCCATGAGTATTTTGAAGTTGATTATCTGTCGCAAGATACAGTTTTTAGATCAGTTGTAAATAAAGATCCGGGAACAAGAAGATATGTGCCTAATGTTATGGTGACAACTTCTGTGCCAAGAAGATATACCGTGTTTAATAGAAACGGCACCATACTTATCAAATTTGGATATGGCTCGGAAAATTCTTTAAAAAAGGATAATACAACTCACCCGTCAAATGTCGTTCTTAAAATGCATGGAAGGGACTACGAGACCGATTTAACGCTCGATCCTTCAAAACTTTTAGAAACTGATAAATTTGGCATAGCACCCGCGGACACGACTTTGACAATTAAATATCGAACAAATACTGTTGAAAACGTAAATGTAGCCAGCAGAAATTTGACAAACATCACCGAGCCTCTTTTGATATTTAAAAGCGAAGCAACGAATAGCGGAAAAATAACATTTGTTCGAGACAGCTTGGAAGTGGTTAACGAAGAGCCGATTACTGGAGACGTCAGTATACCGACTGTTCTAGAATTAAAACAAAGAGTTAACGATGTTTTTGCTTCACAAAATAGAGCAGTTACGAGTAATGACTATGAAGCTTTGGTTTATAGAATGCATCCACGATTTGGAAGCGTTAAGAGAGCAAAGATTGTTAGAGATCAGGATTCTTTTAAAAGAAACTTAAATTTGTATATTGTTTCTGAAGACGCGGACAGAAACTTAACAACCTCAAGTCCACTGCTAAAAAATAACATTAAAACGTGGCTCAATCAGTATAGAATGATAAACGACACAATAGACATATTAGATCCAAAAATTATTAATATTAAAATTAACTTTTCTGCTGTTACGGACACTTCAACAGACAAAACTGAAGCTTTAAACGTGGCTATAACAGAAATACAAGACTTGTTTACAGAAAAACTAGACATAGGCCAGCCGATATATATTACAAAGATTTATGACGTACTAAACAATCTAGACGAGATAGTTGATGTCACTAATGTAGAAATAATAAATCAGAATGGTGGCTTATATTCAGATGAAACATTGAATTTAAAACAATATACTTCTGCGGACGGCCGTATTTTATACTCTCCTGAAAACGTCATATATGAATTAAAATATCCAAACTTAGATATACAGGGGACAATTAGATAATGGCAATAAAAAAATATATCGCTACTGAAGACAACACAATCACAAATGCTTTTGGCATTGATCTGTCAACTAGAGCTACTGGTTCTAATATGGGCGCCGCTGATATATTAGAGGTGTTCTCAATTTATGGCCAACAAACGACATCTTCTGCAGAACTTTCTAGAGTTATTTTAAAGTTTCCAACGGACACAATTGCCGCCCATCGTACTAAAAATGAAATACCTGCCTCTGGCAGCGTTAGTTTTTATTTAAGGATGTTTAACGCAAGACATTCTGAGCAATTAGCAGAAGACTTTGTTGTTAATGTTTTAGCGGTTTCTCAATCGTGGGAAGAAGGCTCTGGCCTAGATATGGAGACCTACGGAGACAAGACAAAAGACGGAATTAAAGGCTCAAACTGGATTAATCGTCTGTCTTCTACGAAGTGGAAACAAATAGGAGGTGTTTATCATTCTTCTTCTTATGTCGCCGGCGCCTCAATGCCTAACTATACGGTTACTTTTAAGAAAGGTTACGAAGATATAAATCTAGACATAACTTCCATGGTCGAAGAGTGGCTAGCCGGAACACAAGAAAACTATGGTTTGGGAGTATTTTTAACTTCTAGTTATGAAGCGTACGCAACTGCCTCCGATAGTACGACGCCGCAAAATACAGACGGCGTAACAAAAAGCTATTATACAAAAAGATTCTTCTCTAGATCTAGTGAGTTCTTTTTTAAGCGACCTATAATTGAAGCAAGGTGGGACTCCAGAACCGAAGACGACCGCGGTAATTTTTATTTTAGTAGTTCTTTGGCTCCTGCACAAGAGAATTTAAACAAAATTTATCTTTACAATTACGTCAGAGGACAGCTCAGAAATATCCCTGGAGTTGGGACCGGAAGACTGCTTGTTAGCTTATATTCGGGCTCGGCTGATGACAGCGAGCCTTCGAATGAAAAACTAGCTCTAAGCCAAGGCGGAGGGGTCGTCTCTGACGGAGACTTTAACGTAACAGGCGCGTATGTCTCTACCGGAATTTATTCCGCTTCATTTGCGTTGACCGGCGCCAATACTTTGAAAACAGTTTACGATGTTTGGTCAAGCTCTTCGATAGCCGCCGCCCCTTTCAACGGGGTAGTTGAATATTCTACCGGCTCTATTAAGCCCAAGACTTTGAGTTCTCCCGAGTGGAATCAGTATAACCAGTATGTTAGCAAAATAACTAATTTAAAGCCAAGATATAGTAAAGATGAAAAGGCAAGGCTCCGTGTTTTTATGAGACCTAGAAATTTTAGCCCAACGATCTACACTGTTGCAAAAACTGATATAGAAGTAGCTATAATACCGAGCGCATCTTACGAAGTTATAAGGATGGTCGATGAAAACACAGTCATAAACAACTCAACAGGTAGTACTACGTACCACACTTACTTGTCGTACGATAAGAAAGGTAATTATTTTGATCTAGACATGTCCTTATTAGAGCCCGGATATATGTATGGGATAAAATTTGCTTATCACACTTCTGGTGATTGGCGCGAGCAAGAAGAAGTGTTTAAGTTTAGAGTTGAAGATAATTAACTAGATAATTGTGGTTGGTGTAAATTATGAGCATAAAAGATTTATTTGATAAAGGACTCTCACTAAAGTTTGTTAAGAACAAAACTAAGAGTGATTTAATTCAGGTGGAGTCCTCCAGATATATCGATGCGTACAACCAAAGAAGAGACAGGTTCATTCCAGACGTCAACTTTGCAACTGCTTCCAATTTTGCTCATTTTGGCTTGGCGGAAGAATACTATGATTCTTCAATTAAAAGAGTTTACCAGACATATCCATATGATGGTTCTCAAGCTGAAAAAATAGAATGGGAAAATGAAAGTACGTATTTAGATCTTTTTCTCTTTGAGAATGAGTATCCGAGGTCAAACGGGTATGTATTATTAGGAATTACTTCTTCGTTCACCGGAGATTTCAGTTCCAATGTTAAGCTCTCTACCACCCCGCAATATATTTTTCTAAAAGGTGGCCCACATGCAGATTCTGGCGGAGATTATAAGAGTGAATTTTCGGCCGGCCCCTCTAAAACAGGAATTTCAAAAGCTAACATCTATCATACTGCTAGCCAAAGAACAAACAATTTAGAATTAGATCCAGTTAAAGGAATAACAACCGAATTTTGGATGAAAAAAGAAGGCTGGGCGTCAGTTTCGGCAGCGCATCACGAATACTTGTTGCATTCTTGGAATTCAGGTTCTGTCGCCGGCGCTGCAGCAACGAATGGATCTCTAAGAGCGTATGTCTACGGAAGATCATCTGCTTCTAAAGGCTTAATACACGTTAGAGCAGTTTCTGGCTCCACAGAGCTAAGTTTTGACCATGATACGGGATTAAGCGACATCGCTGATAGTAAATGGCATCATTATTCCTTTACCGTAAAAACCGAAGGCTCAGCTACGATCTCTCATTTATACGTAGATGGCAAACATGCATCAAAATTATCATCCGCTAGCACCATAAACGCTGTCACTGGAACAATGGTAGCTGCAATCGGAGGACTAGTCGGTCCGCTAACCGGGTCAACTAACATCGGAAAAGGCTGGGGCAACATAGTATCTGCTTCTTTTGATGAATTTAGATATTGGAAAACAGACAGAAACGCACAAGAAATCGGAAGATTTTATCACGACCAAATTGGTGGTGGNACGAATACGGANAACGTGAAATATAACGATACGTTCAATAAAGTNAACTTAGGTGTATACTATAANTTTAACGAGGGTATAACAGAAGTTTCCGCCACTGACTCTACGATATTAGATTATTCCGGTAGAATTTCTAATGGCACGTTTATTAATTATATTGCCGAGTCTAGAAACACTGGGTCCGCAATTGTATTAGCAGGAGCCGCATCGAAAGAATTTAAAGACCCTATTGTGTACTCTACACACCCCGCGGTCGCTAGTCTTGCTGAAGGTAAAAGAAAACAGGCAGAGGCTTATGATTACGAAAATACAGTGTCTCTGTATAAGTCGCTTCCAGCCTGGATACTGGAGGAAGACGAATCATCTTCAAACAATTTAAAATATTTAACACAAATAATAGCTAGCTATTTCGATGACGCATATCTTCAAATACAAAAGCTGCCAACCCTAAAAGACATAAATTATCCAGACGACAATAGCTACGAAAAGCCATTGCCTTTTGCCGAGAGACTTTTGTCTTCCAGAGGGTACGACGCTCCGGAGCTTTTTGCAAATGTTTCTGATTTGGCAAAATATCTGCAAAGAGATGAGAAAAAGCTGTTTGAAAAGAAGCTTCATGAAGTAAAAAACATTATATATCAAAATATTTACAATAACTTATCCTATATTCAAAAGTCTAAAGGAACTACCAAATCTCTAAGAAACTTCTTAAGATGTTTTGGTGTCGATGAAGAANTAATAAANCTAAACATATATTCCAATAACGATGTATATGAATTTAAAGATAACACAACNCATACTGCAATACGCAAAAATTACATAGATTTCGATGATCTGGAAACTAGGTTTACTGCTTCAGCAGACACGANCTATGCTGNCGCCTATACGGCCACTGCCTATCAGTATTACGACGCAAACGATCCAGCAAACTCTCTGTCCTATATNCCTGCAGCTACTGAAAACTTGCTAGCCGCGCCGTCAATAACAATTGAAACGGAAGTGATATTCCCAAAAAGATCGATCAACAATGATAAAAATCACTTGTT